ACTTCCATAAACAACTCCCTCTTTGCCGCAATTAGGGCAAATTCTAGCTGCTGTAATATTATCTGGCATCATCCACCTCCGCCAATGCGTTAAACTCGTCTCTGTTAAGCGGCTCCGTCGGTCTTTCCTGCGGTGCTAATCCTCGAACCCGCAACGCCGTTAAAATCGCATCTGTGTTAAGCCCCAAGAAAGTTGATAGCTGCCGCATGGAGTACCCCTCTGCGCGTTTGAGCGATATCCACTCCCATTGCGCATCAGAATACATATCTCCGGGGAAAGGATATCTACGCACGATTTTCCATCTCCAAAAATTTCTGACACATGGCCGCTACCTGGATGGCTTCGCAGGCGGCGTTGATAGCGAACTTCATTACCGTTTCTGCACATCCTGCCCCGTCATAATTACTCTTTATGTGCTCCCACAGATTGTTAGTCTGTGCCTCGGCTACCTCCAGTTCTGCTTTAGCCTCTTCCAGTTCTTCCAATATCACAGCGTATCCTTCGTGGCAGGAATGAAACTGCGGAAACCGTTCATTTGCGGTGGAAAGCTCTACGGCTACCAGTTCCCGGACTTGGTTCTCGATGGCGTTCATTGGTCGGCATCCTTCTTTCCAAAATAGTCTTTGAATGAATCTACGGCAATCTTATAAGTCCAAGCCGCTGTTTCCGCATTGTTATTCCGCATACCCAGCCTTTGAATCTGTCCTTCGCATTTCTCGACGGCACATTCTCCGCATACATTGGCTATGCAGTCTTTATTGCACTTCATCCGCACCCCTGGCGACCTCCTCATGCTGTCCGCCCTCCCCGTCGTAGATGTTGCCGATGATCTCACAGTAGTATGCCGTCTCCACGCTCCTTCTGCGCCAGTCATGTGCCATCTGGAAAATCGCATTATTTTCGTTCCACTCTACTGTGTATATTGAGTTCTCGTGCGGGTCATAGACGTTGTCCCCCTCAAAAATCCGCTTCCCATTCTTATCTTTCAGGCCGGTGTACTGGCAGACCGTAGAGGGGTCGACCTCATCAGCCACTCGGCACCCGTTGTTATACCAGTGGATAATGGTGCTATCTTGGAGCTGATTCAGGTCTCCATATAGCCATTTTCCATCGCTCCACCGCTTGGCTTTGAAAAGGATTTCTCTCATTGGACACCTCCGGTCATCCACCTTTCCAGTTCCTTTGCGCATTCTGGGCAAAGATCATAGTCTTTCCCATTCGTCTGGCCTAAGAAAACTGACATCCATCTCTTCCAGCAAATAAGACGGACTCTACCAGATTCAATTTTCCGTCCGCATCTGTCACATACGATCATTTCTCTTTTCATTGCGCACCTCCGATGATCTCGTCCAGCTTGACGGTTTCGCCGGGGCGGAGGGAGGGGAATAACTCGCTATTGATGTTAACCACGAAACATTCGTTAGATAAAGCACTGACAGGCTCATTGGGGCGTATCCGGAGCAGATGAGTCGCGTGGGGAAAGAGGATCTTGACAGCCTTTGCTTCCTCCACCTCCTGCTCCGTCCAGCGGGGCTTGCGGATGATGCGGTCTGGGTGGTTGATGAAATCAACAAGGCAAGGCATACCGGCAGGAAGCCATTTCCCATATCCATCTCCGTTATATTTGGGCATAGCATACTCTAAGGCTACACCACCGCTTACTCTGTAAATTGCTATGTCATTTCCAGAAACAGTCCATTCTTCATCCGGATCAACCCCCAGCACCTCGCAAATTCTCGGCTTGTCCATGTTGGCCTCCTTCCTTTTCACCCAATTTTTGCACCCTTCCTGTGGGTCAAAGTCCTTCTCAATTTCACACCCAATGCAGTTAAAACAAGTGCGTGGTTCATCATCCTCCACCACCTCATAGCCCATCAGGCGGGCGGCTTCGTAAGGGTTGGCTCTTACGTATTCATGACACGGCCTCTTTGTTCCTGCGTATTGCTGCACGGGTTCCCGAAGCTCGCAATAGTCGCAATCTTTTTTGCTATCGCAAAACTGCTCTAATGCCTGTTCAATGGTAAGTGCGACTTCGCCCGTCTTACTCCGAAACTTCATGGTCGGCCTCCTTTCGCTGGCCGTAGGAGCAGAAATCATTTTCGTAAGTTCCGCCTTCCATTCTGTGTCGCTCACATTCACCAGCACAGTGATTTTCCCACTGCCTAGTGTATCTTCTCCAATATTTACACTCCCGGCACCTGACCACAGGCACGGCGTCGATGGTGGGGGCATGACAAATCAAATTAAGAAAATTACGGTTACAGTTACGTTCAATGCCAGTTGCCCCTTTATATTGTTTCTCAACTTCGTCATAAATCATGTCAACATCAGCTAATCTCATGCCCGTCCTCCTCGTCCATGCGAGCGCCGCACGTTGGACAGTATGGCATATTCTCAAATGTTAGCGGCTGTGTTCCAGCACAAACAGAGCACCTAACTCTTGAAATGATTCCGCTTGCGGTTGAAACCCTTTCCCATCTTCCGTGCCTCACCTCCGCAACGTCGGCGGCGGGGATACGAGTTATCACATCATTGGCACACTGGCAATACCCCAATGCCCTTATCAGCGCGTTCAGCGCAGTTACCCTCTCGATGTACTCCTTCATTCGCTCCACCTCCGTTCGTGATCGTCCACAATCCGTTGAATGATTTCCAACTCTTCATCTGTCAGCGTCCGGTTCCACGCAATGGAGAAATCGCCCGTACACCGATTCGGGCAGGCCGTACACTCGCAACGGTTGGCGTTGCTGGTATCATTCACCCTGAATGGGCAGCTGTGGTTATAGCAGTCAGTTCTAATCCCTAATTCCCGTTCGACAAATTCAGTGGGATACATCGGCGGTATAGTTTTATTCTCCATCCTGCTCCCTCCGTAGTGCGGCCTCTTCGCGGGTCAGGAAAACAGTTTTTCCGAAATCTTCAGGTATCAAATAACCGTTCCAAATCGGATATGTAATCTCTCCATCTGCGTTAATTTGTACGCCATCAAGACGGCTTACGCTCGGGCAATCATCACCTTTGCGCCACTGATAGATAGTTTGATCTGGCTTTGCAGGCAGCACCATGCACCGCCCCTCATCGTCAGCCTGTTTGAGTGTGCGGAGGCGGTCAATGGGGCCGAGCTCCTTGTAAGCGTTGAGTTCATGCAGAGCGCAAGCGATTTTCGCCATATCCATGGCAGAAATGATTTCCTCCGGCTCCAAGCGCGTGTCCTCGTAGGCGGCGAGGCGGTTAATGGCAGCTTCTATCAAAGAGTAGTCGCCGTACCAATCAGAGTTTTCATACAGATCATTGATAATATCAGCAGCAAAGTCACTCAGCCGTTCCATGTCAGTCCTCCTCATACTCCGGGTGTACGCCCATGCAACAGTCAAAGCAAATCCAGCCAGTGGGAGAACATTCATCTCTCACCATCTCGCTCTGCTCATGCCGTTCCCCACAGATACCGCACTTTCGGTAGTATTTACGCTTTTTCATGTCAGCCCT